TGTAACACCTATTTTTTAACTTTGAATTTTTTTAAAAAGTGCGTACGCAATTTTTTTATTTTATGGAAACATATCAAAAAGGGTGTTACAAGGTGTTACGGTGTTACAACTTCGAATTCCCAATTACGGCAATAGTTCCTCTACGTTTTCCTCAAAATCATTCAAATAATTGTCCATTTTGAGCCAAATACAACGTGAAACTCGCCCGTTAATCCGTTTTGTTCGGGTCATTTTCCCATCTTTACCCGGAAGAATTAGGTTGTTGTTTTTCGCCCATCCGAGGAAAGCAGAGGCATTGTAACCCTCGTCTTGAAGGATCTGGTCGAATTTGGAACGAATGATATAAGCGTAATCATCGTCCAGATCGCCCCACACTTCGCCCTGGTGGGCGTCCGCACCCGGCGAGAATCTGGATTGGTTGATGTTAATGAAGTCATATAGGTATTGCAGTGCGCGGGCGTTTTGGTTGACGGTCTCTTTTGATACCAGATATGGCCGGATATCGTCTGGCTGAAGGAGAACGCCATCTTGGAAGATCCACTCCTCTGATAGCCTGTCAGCGGCCAGTATAAGGGCCGCAGATGCCGTCTGCTTGTCCATAGTGTCACCGGTCTTAATGGCCTTTTGTAAGTCCTCCTGGAGCTTCTGGACGCGCTCTATCACGCCATCCTCCATCAGGTGATCTACAAACTCCCGCCCAGCGAAGCCGTAGTTGGCGTACAGGCTGGTGGCGGTCTTTTTCGGCTCATCAAAGAGTTTGGTATCGTGGCAGTCCACCTCGATTGTCCGGTTGACTGCCCCCTCTCCACTATTGGCGGAAATGATGGGAAATTCGCCTGTGGTGATGACGCAGTTCCTCCAGGTAGGTGTCTTTTGGAGGCCTCCCTGCTTCCGGCCACGGGCCCGTCCCACACCTTCTGATAACTGATAGATCATCCGGTCGAAGTCCTTCCGGTTGTCCTTGACCAGTTGGAGCTCGTCAATGATGAGGGGCAGGGAATTGCAGAACGCCGCTCCCAGTTCCTTCCCCACCTCCGTGGCGTTGAAGGTCTGGATGTAAACGCCGATCTCTGGATTGGCCCACACGCTGGCGGCCAGAACCAGGCTCAGGCTCTTTCCGGTTTCCGATCCGCCCCACAGGTGTACAAAAAATGGTAGGCAACGGCACGGTCCCACCAGAACAGAGGCGAAGGAAGCGGCTAGAACGATACGGGCGATCACGTTACCGGGGGTTTTGCCTGACCGGACAGCTCTCGCGCAGTCCAGCCAGGCCTCCCGGCTCCCATGCTCCTGGATGCTCTCAAAACGAGTGCGGTAGGTTTCCTCTCCATCAAAGACCAGCTCTTCCTCATATGGCGAGAAGCCATATTCCTCAATCCATCCCAGCCGCCCCACGCTGGATACCTCCGGGATCAGGTCATAATTGAGCTGCTCCACATCAGCCAGATATCGTACAAGGGCCTTGCCGGTCTCACTGTTGACCATGATTCCATACTTGGAGAGTCCGATGATAGAGCGGCTGTCGGAAATTACGTTGCGATCCACAATCACAATGTCCCACCGACGGCTAAGCCGGTATGCAAGCATAACCTTGTGCTCCCGCGTATCTACGTTTACCAACCGCTGAACCGGCATGATGGGGTGGTAGCAGGCCACGACCTCAAAGCCCATCTTGTCGGTGCCGTAAATTCCGGTGTCTGTGGCCGTCCATCCACCGCAATCTAACTCCAACGCTTGACCGGTAAAGTCTGTCCTGTTGAACCCAGGCGCTACAGATCCGCTGACTGTCTCCAAATATGCCTTAAACAGCGCAGCTAAATTCCGAACACCAACAGTTTGCGCTTGGGCCGACATGCGGCCAAGAAGTTGCTTCAACTCAAATTTATTTTCTTTGTGGGCGTATAAATACTCAAATGGTTCTGTGCTTGTCAAGTAGTCGTCTCTTGTGTAAGCTGGAATTTCTTCCACTCTTTCTTGCCTCCCTTCTCTATAAACTCGTCAAGCCAATACCGGATGTATGGGAGGCGCTTGACGGCCTCAACATATAACGGATGGAAGTATGCGCGATTTACTGTTTTGACCGGTTGGAAGACTTCCTGCGCCTCTTCCCAGTATCTCATTTCTGAAATCATTCGCTGGAAATTGGCCTCTGCTTGCTCCTTGCCCCACTGCTCAACTTTCCGTTCCTCCAAGATTTTAGAACGTTCAGACCTGTTTGGTTTTTTGCTGGATATCCCCAGATGGAAATCCGCGTTAAGTCTGAGGACGGCCTGCTGAAAGTTCAAGTTGAACAGCAGCATCACAAAATCAATTACACTGCCATGAGCGCCACATCCGAAACAATGGAAGCCTCCGATGCCATCGTAGATTTTTAGGCTGGCTGTATGATCCCCAGTGTGGAACGGGCAGGATATAAACCCTGACCGCCCCACCTGAAAACCATAAAATTCGGCGACCTGCTGCATCGTAACCAGAGATTTGATTTCATCCGCAATCTTCATCCGGAATGGCCTCCAGCCGTTCTTTCAGCTCTCGGAATAAAATGTCATGAATGAGCCTCCCGCTTGTCTGCGAGGCGCAGAAAAGAATCTGGCAATTGTAGCGGGCAAGCCATGCTTGCATACTGGCTACCAAAGACGCGGACGACATCCGGCTCCGGTAATCTCCTTTGTACGCCTTTTCCCAATCTGCGTTTTCCACCAGCATGTATAACTTTGCTCCGGATTCTTTGGCGCGTTCAAATTCCCGTGTAAATCTGCTGCGGTCTCTTCCATAACAAGCACATAGTTCATCTAAGTCCATCTTTCGCTCAATAGCAACTTGGTCTCTCAGATCTATGACATTGCATTTTGTGGAGTAATCCCCGAAAGAGAGGGCAACCCTCTCAATCGGGACTCCGATTTGCTTCATGCGCCGCCTGGCGCTTGGCGTATCCTGTTCCCTTGTATCGACTAGAACCGTCATGCTACTGAGGGCCGCGTTCACGTTGCACGGGTGCATTAGTTCATTACCCAGGGAAGGTCTTTATCTTCCTCATTTGAAAGGTCAGTGAACCCGGCGGGCGTTTTGTTAGACAAGGGCTTGTCCTTGGGAGTCCTATACTTATTGGCCCGGATGCTTTCAATGTCTGTAACGGCACAGCATTCAGTAGTCCAACCAGTCTGTCCGTTGTACTCCCACTCCTTGTTTCGGAAAAGGACACCGATCAGCTTATCTTTCAGGACAGATTCATTCCAATCCCAGTGGTAGCCATTGTTGCTTGCCTCAAATGACCAGATCACATTTCCAAGAGTCCGCTTGCTCCAGGAGTCCTTTTCAGAGCCGTCATCTTTGGGAAGATACATGCGGTAGATTCCGCGCCACTTTTTGTCCTCTCGGTTTTGCTCAGAATAGTCCTTCTGGAAGAATCCTCTGTAATCGCCCTCGATTACATCGAAATAAATAATAAGGCGATCCCCATAATCTGTAGTTTCGACTACTGCTGCATTTACCTTCGCCACATATCCGCCGGCAGGGATAATTTCACGGGCTTTGTTGGGAGCGGCCTTTACATCAGAATACTGTCTCATTTGTGTTCCTCCTCATTTTTCAATGGGGACAAGCCCCAGTAATCACGGATTGCGCTGTCAACCATCTTCAAGTCATTATCAATCAGGTTTTCAGAGAACATGCCCATTGGTGACTTGACCGTATCGGCTCCGTTTGTATGTGTGGAAAACTGGTATTTCCCGTCGGTTACGACTGTCTTTAGCACTACAGTAAACAGCCCTTCCAGGGTGACCTTTTCGTCCAGCAGTTTACCAATAGTCTTGAATTTCTCGTTCCCGTTCTGGTCAAGGTCTACATGACCCATGAAATAAATTACTTTGTCATCGGGGAGTCGGATCGCTGTTTGAATCAACGTCCAAAAGTTCAGTGCCATATCCGTGAACTTCTGGTAGCCGGTCGTTTTAGCTCCACGCATAAATTCATTGGTCATCAGATATGTAGCGTCGTCAATTACAATCGCTTTGGCAGGGGCAGTCCTAATTGCTGTGTCGATTTTCATGTAGTCGTCACAGTTGTATGTCTTGATTTTTGTCTTGAATGGAAGCGGTTTCCCGCTGACATTGACTACACAAACCTCGTCAGTCAGAAAGTTACGCAGACTGGTAGATTTTCCTGACCCACTCTGTCCATATACCATCACTGGGATCCCCATTCTGTTTCTCCTTCCTCTAAAATAACCGGGCATTCATTTCCCCGTGTCTCTAACGGGAACGGGAGGTATTCACCAGTGAATAAGCAGCGGTGCCGCCGTAGACTTTCGTCGTATCGGACATACGGACACCATCTGCAACAAACATCCCCATTGGGATAGTGAACCAACACCGTTGCTTTCCCTGTTTTATAAAAGGTCACGCAATTTCCAGAGGCTTTCAAATATATCTCACCACCTCTACCTGCATTTCATAGGCAAGCAAAACCGGGTCGTCTTCCAGCATTGCCTTAATAGCATCTTTGAAACAATCCAGACAAATCCATTGTCCATCCCACTGGAAGATTGGCTCGTCACTCCAAACCTCTCCGTCACACCGTTCACAATGTGAAACCGGAGGGCGGGCCTGCGCATCAGGATTCTGTATCGGGTTCATAACTGAATGTTACCTCCTGTAACTTGAATTCCACATAAGGAGCGGCCTGCCGAATGATTTCAGAAACGATATAGGCCTTTGTGAGTCCAGAGCACCTTTGTAGGGAAGCTACGACATCATTCGCATCCTTCTGTAATCGCACCAATTCACACTTGCTTTCTGGTGCAGGATATGTTTTAATAATGATAGGTTTCATTTTATTCTCCTTTTTGCCGCCCTCTGGTCTCGCACACCGGGGAGCGGCGCTTTTTATTCGTAAATAACGGCCTCCGCCCGTGTAATAAAGTGATGAATGCCAGTGGAGCACTCGTTCCATCGGTTATCGTCGAAATCAGTCACCTCAACGGTTTCGCCTATGGCATAAACAAAGTTCGGATCATAATTGCTCTTTACCTGGCCGCCAGCAGGATTTCCGTTGATATCTGTGATACTCAATACCTTGGCCTTACTGGCGCGGCATTTTCGGCTAGTAGCGGAGGACCGGCGTGCATCTGCGGGGATTTCCAACTCCACAACAAGGCCACTTGCCTTTTTATAGCCAATATAAGAGCCGGATTCCGGACATTGCAACGGATAGAACACCGTATAAATATTCCACATCATTTGATCTATAGATGCCTCGCGCAGGTTGGCATTGCTCAGGTTGGCATCGCGCAGGTTGGCACCGAACAGGTCGGCACCGCGCAGGTTGGCACCGCGCAGGTTGGCACCGAACAGGTCGGCACCGCGCAGGTTGGCACCGCGCAGGTTGGCACCGAACAGGTTGGCACCGCGCAGGTTGGCACCGCGCAGGTTGGCACCGAACAGGTTGGCATTGCTCAGGTCGGCATTGCGCAGGTCGGCACGGCTGCCGCCCTCTCCATTCAGCCAAAGGAGATGCTCGTCCAAAATCTTTTTTAAGTCCATTTTGCTCCCTCCTCAATGTGGGATTTCTATGACCGCCCACACATCGTCGATGCTCTCCGCGCCCTCCAGTCCGGTGATCTGGATGGTGAGCGGGCCGGTGGGCGTGGGGGACGGGGTGGTGGTTGCCGCCGGGGTCTCAATGGCTGGCTGCTCCGGTTCCTGGTTCCAGACAATTTCGATCAGTGCAACCAGCGCCAACAAAAAGAATAGGTATACGGTAGTCACGATCAGTTGCTTTTTCATAGGCTAACCGCCACCAGAACAGCCAGCACCAGCGCCGCTCCGGCAATCACCGCCAGTTGCACCCGCTGGGCCACCGCCTGCGCCTGCTGTACCCGGCGGCGGTAGGCCCGGTAGCTGTATGCTTTTGCGCGCCTGTCGCGCTCGTCTCTGGTTTTGCTCATCCTGCGCCCCCTCCTTCCATCCAACGAATAAATGCTCGCCTTGGTATCCGAGTCCGGGTTCCCTGCACGCTGACCGGGAATCCTAAAGCTTCCGGGTCAGTTCTGGCCTGCACGCTGATGTAATATGGGTCGCATCGGATCACCTTCGCCACAATAGCAGGAGTGAGCATCTCCCTGTCCATGGCTTTTATCTCTTCCAATGTCATTGCTGTCACTGTTTTTCCTCCCTTCCCCCGTCAGGGGCGCTTTTTGTTGTCCTCCCCTCCTTGCCGTGGTATACTGGGCGCGGAAGGGGGTGAAATTATGTCTTGCAAAGGTTTTCGCTATGAGTACAAGTTAACCTCGCACGATATTCTTGAATATGAAGCCGTAAACTTTGCCTACACGCAGGCCGGATGGAAAGACCTCGGTGCACCTCCTGGAGAAGGTTTCCCGGAGTCTATCATCTTTGAATGGGAAAAGGATGGGACTCCGTTGTACCCCGCAGTCAACTGGCCCCCGCTTTAACCCCTGCGATGTAGATATTGTGGTCGCTATCCTCGATGATTGCCGTCATCGCTGGATTGGCGGCCACAATGTCTTTGAAGTCGTTTTCATCAGAAAATATTACAATCAGATTGAACCCCGCCGGGGAAAAACCCATAGATGGTCCCACCGTCCTCACCCCCTTCACCTCCCGCCCCATCAGGTGCGGGCTTTATTGTCCGGTTTATTGGACTTGCTCTGTGGTATCTTGAATCTGTCCAGAAACAAGTCTCCCAAGAGCGGCGTTCAGCTTTTCCTCCGCGCCCTTTGGCTCCTTGTGTCCGTTAAGTACAACACTGAGATACTTTGGGTTCCAGCCGACCTCAGCGGCAAGCTGCTTGGCTGTGACTCCGGCCAGGTGCATCTCGCCCAGCAGGTCAGCAGTCCACTTTGCAGGCATACCATTGTCACCTTCTTTCTGTTCTGGTAGAATAGCCTCACGAGGAGGTGTTTCAGATGTTTATTCAACTCATTTCTTTTATCCACAATCTTTCTTTGAGTGACTTAGTGGATATTGCAGGCGTCCTTGGCTTTGTTATGTCACTGTTCGGATTGGTTTGTACGTGGCACAGGAACCGAAAGCGATTGCATATTTCGATCCTTGACATTAAGTCCTTC